GCCCTATACCGGAAAAGGAGTGTTTGCTGTGAAAAAATTTTTTGATATCGTAATGCCTGTAAAGACGGCCGCATGCTATATTTTTACGGCCACCATGTGCGTGTATGCCGTTCTAGATCTGGTCTTCGGCTGGGGCGGTCTGCCCGATAACTACCTGTTTTCGTTTCTGCTGCTGTCGCTGGCGGGCGGCGTGCTGCAGATCGTCGCGTTTACAGAGCTTGTTATCAAAAGGCTGCGCTATACGCTGCGGCTGTTCGTATTTGCAGTGCCGTATCTGGCGGTGCTTTCGGCCATTGCCGCCGGGTTCGGCTGGCTGCCCGCAGTGCAGCCGGGTGCATGGGCGCTGTTTTTCCTGATTTTCCTGGCGGTGCTTCTGACAATGACGCTGGGGTTCGAATTGTATTACCGCATCAGCGGTAAAAAATACGACGGCCTGCTGGGCCAGTACCGCGCTTCCCGTACACGGGATGAAAACAGCCGGGGAGAATACTGATGCATGCGGCGGAAAGCCAGATGAAAGGAATGAAAAGTTTTCAACAAAAGGGGCCTGCGCGGTGGAAAACCGCACAGCTTTCCCCGTTCAGGCCACATTCTATCAGGCTTTTTCATCAACCGTGCATTGTATCTGCATTGTACAGGTATTCATCCAGCTTGTTCATGCTGTGTTTTTTGTACTGCTTATCCAAATGGGTATATATCTCCAGAGTGGTCTTGATGTTGGCGTGTCCCATCTGATCGCGCGCGGTAAGAATATCGACCCCAGAGAAATAGAGCAGTGTGCAGAACGTATGCCGGAGCTGGTGAGGCGTAAAGGTCTGTATGCGCATTTTGAGGGCACCGCGGGTCTTTCCGTCTTTATCCTTTTTTCGATGCCCGTATTTGGATTCCTTGCCGTCGTAGCCATATTTTACGTTTAGGTCTATCATGTAGCTTTCCCACAGATGATCCCACGAATAAGAGGTCATGATTTCACCGCGCGTATTATGGCACACATAGAGACAATCATCTTTTTTACGCTCGTTTCGCAGAAAATCAACGAGAATTGACGGGATATTCACAGTGCGGATACCGGCGGCGGTTTTTGGTTTTTTGATGCGCATTTTCGGCCGTGCATAATCCACAGCTTTATTTACCGTGATCGTGGCGGCATCAAAATCAATATCCGCCCAAGTCAGCGCAGCCGCCTCGCCACGCCGCAGGCCGGAATACAGCATAAGCATTGCAGCTCGCTGCGCCCTATGCGGGGTGTCACGAATCCACTTCTGTTGTATATCCGGGATTGCGGAGCGCGATGTCGAAGGCTTTCCGGCCGGCACGACTACTTTGGTGCATGGGTTATACTGTACGACTTCTGGAATGATACTTTCAAAAATTCCGGAACAGGTATTCAGTATCTCACGCATTGTTTTGTGTGTAAGAGGCGGAACGGTCATGTGCCACTCTGCCAAGCCATTCAGTATGGATTGAATATGAGACGTTCGGATTTTATCCGGCGTCATTTCCCAGAGCGGCTCCAGATGGTCGATATGGTTTCCGATAGAACGGAGCCAACTATGCCCAATGCCAGAAGCTTTTTTCATTGCCTTATATGCGTCGGCCGCATCCTTAAAAGTCACACGCCCGCGGGATGGATCGAGCCCACGCCCCATAGCGGTTTTAAATTCGATCGCTTTCGTTTCGGCCTCACGTGCGGAAGCTCCGAAAAATTGTTTGTACTTTTTCTTGCCGTCCTGCATGCCGATATACACCTGTTTGCAATATCGGCCGTCCTTACGCTTTTTTAATCGCGCCATAAAAAAATCCCCCTTTTGGTGCACTTTACAAAGCCCACCCAAAGAGGGTATAATATCCGTGTCGAGCGGCTATATCCTCTTTAGGTAAGCTGTTCTATATAAACGCTTCGGTGTTCCAGCACCGGGGCGTTTTTTTATTTTAGCTGTTATGCGTGATGACATCCAACATGGACAACATCTTCTGTGCCGTGTTATATGCTATCTCGTATTCCTTGCTCTTCACCTTCACGGGCTTCTCCAGCAATGGAATCATGATACAGGGTTCATTAAAATCGTTTAGCGTGAGTTTGATCGTAATACTGTTTACGACGCGCTTATTCTTGCGTTTGGCCGTTACGCCCCCTGCGATAGCACCAAAACCGCCAAAGAGAGCACCCCCCACAAGAGCCTGTCCTACGCCGCCTGTTGTAATCGTCTCATCATCTTCCAGCAAATCATAATTTAGCAGCTGGTCAAATGTGTATGTAGGAATATCTTTCTTCCCGGCAATGCTTGATACACCTTTTGCGGCAGCCTCGGCAGCAAGGGATAACCCTCCGGTCATGACGGCAAGTGCGCCTTTTGCAAATTTTCCAGCGCTCGCACGAGGCGCTTTTGCACCACCATGGCCAATCACACGCCATAGCTTATTGGAAGCATCTATCAGAAGCTGTCCGCATTGCTGCGTTACATGAAATTCCACGGACGGCTCTTCTGCAGCAGAACTTGATGCGACCGGATCGGATGTAATAGGCGTGCCGCATTCAGCACAGAACTTTCCTGCAACTTCTGCACCACAGTTCGGGCAAGTAGCCGAACGCGGCGCCGGCGTCCCGCATTCAGGGCAGAATTTACCTTCGAAATCATTTCCACAGTTTGTACATTTCATCAAACCGCCTCCTTGTACTTCACGCCTTTCAGCGTAATTACACACCAATATACATCGAACGAAGCTGTGCAAGTTCCAGACGCACGCCCATGTAGATGGACAGCTCTGATATCGTGCGGCAATTTTCCAGCAGCTCGTTGTCGTCGGGGAAGAGCAGACAGACCGCAAAAGCATTCACTTCATTTTCCAGTTTCCGCTCACATACAAAAGTGCTGGTATCCAGATAAATACGGTTGAGGTTCGGATGTAGCAGCACATGCCCCAGTTCATGCGCGCACACAACGCGGGCCTCATGCTCGGCAAGGCCATCATGCAGCACAACAGCCTTGCCGTTTTCGTTGCTGTAACAATAGCCGCGCATACGCCCCAGCGGAAGGTACAGTATTACAATACCAAGCTGATTGCAGATGTCAAAGGGGTCGTGCGTCCCGAACCGTTGAATGGTCTTCTGCGCAAATTCCTTGATATCCACAAATATCACCTTACTTTCCGCGTCGCCCCTCAAGAGTGGCTATCACGACACGCAATGACGCCTCGAACGCGCGCTGCGTTTCGGCGTCGAGCGGTTCTCCGTCGTACATCAGCAGCGCGCCCTGTGCGGCGCGCTTGGCCATATCCATCAGGGCTTCTTTTACATCCGGCTCGCCGTCCTTTGGGGCGGCGGGCTTTTCTTCGTTTCCGAGAAGATCGTCTATTGATACATCGAAATACACAGCAATCTTAGACAAAGTGTCACCAGATGGGGTTGCTCCGGTTTTTTTCCATTTTGTGGCAGTAGCATTGCTTAGCCCCATTTCGGTCGCTGCTCGATTACAGCTTACGCCTTTTTCATCGCATAGCCGCTTAAATACGTCATAAAACACAAGGCTTACGCTCCTTTTTTGTGCAAAGCGTAGAACCTAACCGAATTCAGAAAACACTATTGATTTACTAACCAAAATCAGGTATTATAATCATGCAGCCTGACAAAAGTTAGAACAAAGGCGCATCTAAAACGGTATAGGTTTTTCGCGATTAATATGAGTTGCAACATTATATTATCGCAAAACCTAACCAAAGTCAACATTATGAGCTAAAGGGGGTTAGATTTGTATGCCTGCACAATGGACAGGAGAGCTCGTGGGCAGAATGCACAACGCTGGAATTTCCAAGAAACGGCTTGCAGCATTCATGGGGAAAAATGAAAAATATGTATCTCAAGTTCTGAATGGGCACTGCGAACCAAAACATGCCGAACAAGAGTACAACGCTGCGCTCGACGAACTGATTGCAGAGAAGAATAGGAAAGAGGGGTGAGAGCATGTACAAAACAATTCGGTATAACACCATACAAGAAGGCAGCACGAACGCGGACGGAACAACCACAGGATCACCAATCATTTTTGTAGAACTTCGCTTGCCGGATAAGATTCTGATTCGGGGCAGTTTTGAACGAGAGGTCGATAAGATTTTTCAATCTGTTCGCGCAGACCTCGAAACTGCGCTTTTGAACGCACGGTGACCTTTCCGCGATTGGTGTAAATAATTAGCTTGTCTATTTGCTTCCAGCTTGTGTCTTCAGTTGGGCCAAAATACAAGAACTCTTCTGCTGCTCCTAAAGCGGATAATTCAATAGGGAACTTGGCACTTTCAATGAAACGCTCATAAAAAGGTGTTTCAGTATCACACAGCCGTCGGAATAGATGTCCAATAAAATGCGGGTTCAATTGGGCTATAACTGTTTGATTTGGTGTATATAGTTCTACTTTAGTTATGGAAATAGGATTCATTGAATGATTTTCGAATAATATAAAAATACATAAAAAACTATTTGTATTTTCCCGCGGAAAACAATTCAGTTCATTTTGAATTTCTATTTTTACAGACAGGTTTTTCCGTTCTCGCCATAATTGACGTGCTATAGACCAAACGGAAATAAAAAATCCAGCTACGGCAATCCAAAATGTTATGTCTTCTCTATTGTCTAAGAACCATTGGAGCATTTTATCACCTCGGCACCATTATATCAACAATGCAAAATTCTGGAAATCCCTACACCAACATTATCCGACAAATAGTGTCCTATAAAACGGACAGAAAGGAGATGCTTTTTTGAAACGATTACATTATGCTGACTGGAACGAAGTGCGAATCACTTTAACGGTGAAAGACATCGCGGATGTGCTGAACGTGTGCGATACGGTAGCGCTGAATCTGGTTCGCAGCGGGGAAATCCCAGCCAAGAAGGTGGCGGGCCAATGGCGGATTTTGAAAACTGACCTTATGGCTTATCTTGGGGCAAAAGAAAATTTGTACGCATAGAAGGAGGGACCACGCATGGAAATTGAGATCAAAGTGAGCATCACGCCCCAGCAGTACATACGGCTGGACAACATGGCCCGCAGGATGCGCCGCCCGATGGACAAGGCGCTCGGCTGGATGGTGACACACCACATGGACAGCATCCTCGAAAACACGCACATCTCAGCGCCGGCAGGGCCGAAGCCAATCGACTGGGGTGCGATCGAATGACGGGCCTTGCATGCATCTGCTTCGGGTTCGTACTCGGAACAGCTTTTACGGCGGTCTGCCTTCTGGCGGACAAAAAGAAAGCCCCCGCTGGTGCAGCGAGCACCAACAGAGGCGCAGACCAAAAATCTACACTTAAAAAATACCACGAAACGGGAGGCGTGTCAAATGTATGAACTGAATTTTGTTGGTGTCTCGATTGCATGGGACCCTTGTGATGAAGGCGAAAACCCGAAGTGCAGCATATGCCACACGCGCCTCGGATACCACGAAAAGCTGTATTTTGATTTACGCGGAGCCGTGCTCGGATGCAGCGAATGCTGCACGGTGCGTGATGATGAATACCTTGTGGACGCAGACGACGAGAACGAGATCGTTGCAGAGCCGGGTACATACGTTTGGGAATATGCTGAAGATATGGCGTTGGTAGCATGAAAGGATTCTGCGATGGGATATCCTACTACACGGAATATCGCGCCAGCATTCGCGTGTTTTTCCCGGAAGGGCGTGAAGTATGTCAATACTGCCCTTTTCTTCGGCACGAAGATGCCTTCAACCGCTTTTTTTGTAAGGCTACTCCGGCCACACAATACAACTGGATATTATCACCAGAGCGGGAGCGTCCGGGCTGGTGCCCGCTTGTTCCCGCCAGAGGGAACACCGATTCCGCCGATTGAACCCGGCGGAGAATATGATCCATTCAGAAAGGATGACGAGAAATGAGTTTAATTGCAAAAGCTTCCGGAGGTTCTAAATTCCCGATTTTGGAGGCGGGTTCTTACCCTGCCATGTGTTATGCCATTGTTGACATTGGGCAGCAATACAATAAGACTTTCAACAACTATGCGCAGAAAGTCATTTTCATGTGGGAGCTTCCCGGAGAAGAAATCGAGATTGAGGGAGAAATGAAGCCGAGAGCAATTTCAGAGACCTATACAAATTCGTTGGGGGAAAAGGCGAACCTGCGAAAGATGCTTGAAAATTGGAGAGGCAGGGCGTTCACGCAGGAAGAAATGGACGGGTTTGACCTGCGGAATGTATTGGGAAAGGCGTGTATGATCTCTGTAGTTCACGGAACGAAAAGCGACGGCTCTCCGTACGCCAAAGTGGGAAGCGTAAGTAAGATGCCCAAAGGCATGAGTGTTCCCCAAAAAACAACCAACGCCTTAATTTTGTTTGATTTGGACGCGCCGGATGCGCTGGAAAATCTGCAAAAGCTTCCGGAGTGGGTACAAAACCGCATCAAAGAAAGCGAAACATACAAAGAGAAGATGCGACCGGACGCCAGCGTTGTAGAAGCGCGCAATGATGATTTTGCCGTAATCGACGCAGCGGAAGATTGCCCATTCTGATGGAACGGGTGGAAGCGCGTATCACGAAGGTCTTAACGGGAGAAGGCTTTTATTGCTTTGTCCCATATGAACATACGGACAAGCTTTCGGAGTTACCTATCAGGTGCACAGCGGTGCTTTCTGACGGCAGGACGATCACGGAGCGGCAGCGCAGGTTTATCTACGCGCTGCTCCGTGACATGTCCATGCATTTTGGGTATCCTCCGGAGGACATGAAAGAACTGATGAAATATCAATACGTTGCAGAAACAGGCGGAGAATATTTTTCTGTCGGGGATTGCAGCGTTACCACAGCGAACCGGTTTATTGAGTTTGTCATAGAGTTTTGTGTCCGTTGGGGCGTACCAACAAAGCAGGATTTCGTGGAAAACAGCCCGGATATTGGGCGGTATGTATATGCTTGTCTGATGAATAAAAAGTGCTGTTTAACTGGACGGACCTGTGAACTGCATCACATTAATGCGGTTGGTGCCGGGAGAGACAGGGAAGAAATTGTGCACAAAGGAATGCGTGTGCTTCCGCTTTCGCACGAAAAGCATATGGAGGCACACACGTTGGGACGTGATACGTTTTTGAAGAAGTACCACCTATTGCCTGTAACACTGGATGACAGGCTTTGCAGGCGTTACGGATTGAAAGGATAAAAAATGAATCTCGCGGTAGAATTACTTTCCAACACTGGATACATCATGTACAACAAGGCACTTGCCCGTGTTCTTGGCGTGAATGAAGCGGTCATGGTTGGAGAATTGTGTGCGCGGTATCAATACGCATTTGATTCCGGTTTTTTGGTGGAACACGACGGCTGGTTTTGCGTGAGCCGTGATGACATCGAATGTGATACCGGGCTTACAGCAAAGCAGCAGCGCTCCGCGCTACAGGCCCTGATTGACCGAAACGTGATTGAAAGCAAACGCATGGGCGTGCCAAGCAGACTTTTTTACCACTTGAATGTGCATGAATTAAATGCGGTTTTTGATGAAATCGAAACGACTAGATGTGACAAAAGGTCACAACTGGTTGTGACAAAAGGTCACGACATACATATATATAAAAAAAATAATAAAAAAGAGAGTGACGCACACGCATCGAAATCTGTTACGACTGAGAGTGCATCTGCGAACACATACGGCAGCTTCAAAAAGCCGTCTGTGGAAGAGATTGCATCATATTGTGCAGATCGAAAAAACGGAATTGATGCATCGGCATTTTATGACTACCACGAAGCCCGCGGATGGATGCTTGGAAAAGTCCGGATGAAAGATTGGCGTGCCGCTGTAAGGACGTGGGAGAGAAGGAATTGCACGGAAAAGAAAGAGAGGCGTACGGTACTTGAATAGTGCGGAAGTCGCGGTGATTGGATGCCTCATACAGAACCAGAATTGCCCGGGAGAGGTATTCGGTATGTTGGATAAATCCGATTTTACGGACCTTGACCTTGCGGAACTGTTTGAAGAATTGCACCAATTATGGCAGCGCGTTGGAAGAATCGACACTGTTACAGTTTGCGGATTACCTGAAAAACAAGACCTTGTGCTGCGATGCTGTGAAGCGCCTGTATCGTATTCCGCATATGAATCTTACTGCAAAACCGTGAAGGACAATGCAGTTTTAACGAGGGCACAGAGCATTGGGCTTTCCATCGCGTCTGAAGGCCTTACAGTGGAAGAAACTAGAGAAAAAGCAGATGATCTGATTCGCTTGCTGAACGGAACAGCGGAGAGCGAAGGGGTTTCCATGATGAACGGGGTACTCGATTTCCTGCGTCAGCAGTCGGAAGGAGAGCAGGAGTATTTCAAAACGGGGTTTTCGAGGCTGGATAAATACTCCTATATGAGCCGAAGCGATTTCGTCATCATCGGAGGAAGGCCGAGCGCGGGAAAGACGGCGTTTTCATTGGCGCTGGCATTGAATTTCGCAAAGAACAAGTACAAGGTCGTATATTTTAGTTTGGAAACGCGTCCGGATAAGCTGGTAAACCGAATGGCAACGAACTGGTGCGGTCTCGATTTCGACGATGTGAAGCGCAGAACGCTTGACATGAAAACCGTTGATTTGAACTTGATGGATGAACTGGCGGCGTTGCCGATTGAAATCGTTCCGGCAAGTGGGAAAGGCGTGGCGTGGATGCGTTCCGAGGCTTTGCGCAGGAAAGCGGATGTTGCAATGGTGGATTATCTCGGGCTTGTAAAGAGCGACGGAAAGACACGGTACGAAAAGGTAACAAATGCGTCTCTTGCGATGCACGATTGGGCACAATCCACAAACATGCTTGTGATCGCTCTATCTCAGCTCAACCGTGGTGGGGCGGGACAGATGCCAAGCATGGAAGATTTGAGGGAAAGCGGCCAGATAGAACAGGATGCAGACGAGATATTATTGTTGCACAAGGATGACGATAAGCGGGAATATACAGTAATCATCGCAAAGAACAAAGAGGGACGGACCGGTGATATCCCGATGAACTTTAACGGGCTGCACCAGCAGTTTACCGAAGTGGTATTTAAGGAGGAGCCATGAACAGCCGTGATAAAGGGAAACGCGGAGAGCGAGAGCTGGCCGGAGAGCTTCGGCGGCATGGATATGATGCCAGACGAGGGCAGCAGTATTGCGGTGCGAATGGCGATGCCGACGTTGTAGGCCTGCCAGGGCTGCACATCGAGTGCAAGCGTGTGGAAAGGCTTGACCTGTACGCCGCTATGTCACAGGCCGAGCATGACGCACCGGACGGGATGCTCCCCGTAGTGATGCACCGACGAAATAACTGCCAGTGGATGGTTACAATGCGGCTGGACGACTACATGGAGATTTATCGGGAATGGGAGGCCGAAAAACATTGAGCAAAAATCTTGCGCTTACGCTTGCCCGTGCGAAAAACAACGGGATCCGTGAAGGAATCGACGCTGTGTGCGAAGCCATGGCGCTGGCGCATTACAACGCCGCGATAGAGTTTGAACTTGACGAGCGAGAGGTTGGAGCGTTTTATACGCGGATGCGCACGGAGCTGCTTGAGATCCTTGCACAGGGCGGAAGAGATACGTTTACAGATGAGATGCGGCACGCTATAGCGGTTGCATATGAAAAGATGGGCGTAGAGCCGATGTGATTGGAGAAAAAATGAGGATTGGACTGATTGATGTTGATGGGCACAACTTTCCTAACCTTGCTCTGATGCGGATATCCGCATACCACAAATCAAAAGGCGACCTTGTGGAATGGTGGTGGAGCGATTTTATCCATTATGACATTGTTTACATGAGCAAGATTTTTTTAGGGACATACAGTCCGGATATGTCAGAACCGTTTAATGCTAATAAAGTGATAAAAGGAGGAACAGGATATGCGATCAATACCCAAAATGGAAAAGAGGTCTTTGACAAAAGCAAAGATGTGGACTTGCCGAAAGAGGTCGAACGATGCTTTCCAGACTACAGCCTTTATCCGCAATACAGCTTTGCTGTCAGCATGACAAGCAGGGGATGTCCACGAGGATGCACCTTTTGCCACGTAGCCTCAAAAGAGGGAAGGTGCACTAAGAAGGTTGAGGATGTTTCTGATTTTTGGAGCGGACAAAAAGAAATTAGAATTTTAGACCCGAATATAACGGCTTGCCCTCAAAAAAGAGAATTGATGCGTCAGTATATTAAAACCGATGCGATACTGGATTTTACGCAAGGCCTTGATATCAGGCTGCTTAACAGTTATGACATTGAAGATATAAATCATATGAGGCTTCGCACGTTGCATTTCGCATGGGATAATCCACAAGATGATTTAGAAGATAAATTTGCGGAGTTTGCCAAAGGTTTCCGACGTAAAACAAACATAGGCATGGTTTATGTTTTAACAAATTTTGAAAGCACAATGGATGAAAATTTGTACCGCATTTATACACTTCGCAATATGGGATATGACCCATATGTGATGGTTTATAACAAGCCCAATGCGCCAAAAGAAATTCGACGGTTGCAGCGGTGGTGTAATAACAAGATCATTTTTAAAAGCTGCACGAAGTTTGAGGATTACATTTGACTATTTAGATGGAGGCAGTAGTAATGGACGATTTGATAAGCCGAAAGGCGCTGCTGGAAGATATAAAGGCAGCTAAAGAGAACGGCGGGATGGGCGCAGTGGTAGCTGATACTCTTTCCAGATATGTGAAACGACAGCCCGCCGTAGACGCAAGACCTGTTGTGCATGGGCGGTGGAAGTGGATATTGGGAAAACCTTATTGTGAGTGTTGTGCAATAGAGCCTTACAGGGCAAGCAATAATGAAATGCCAAACTACTGCCCCAACTGCGGCGCCAAGATGGACGGAGGGAATGACAATGATTAAAGGGAAATATGTCGCTACCATTGAGTTGAATTTCAATGTTGACGAAAGCACTGACGGATTACTTCCGTTTGAAACGTTGCAAGCGAAAGTAACATGTGGAGAACTTGACAAGGCAATTGTGGCCGTCATCTCAGATGAGTTTGGGGAGCTTTGTTCTGTTGGATTAAACAAACAGTATGCAGACCTGTATCTGGTAGACGGAGGGAATGACAATGACTGACTTAAAGCCGTGCCCTTTCTGCGGGGGAAAAGCTGAATTTGTAAGGAAACAAGTAAAAACTAAATTCCATTGGTGCGATGCTGTATATGTGCGCTGTACAAACTGTGATGCTCGTTCAAATAGGGTGTTATACAGCACAAAATATCACAAAAATGATTCTGAGTACCTCGAAGCACAAGAAGCATGGAACCGGAGGGATGACAATGGCAAGGCTGATTGACGCTGATGCGCTGATTGAGCGCCTGAAATTCAAACGTCGCTTGAATGGTAACATTCCAGATAAATGTGCTGGATACGATAGTGCGATTGCGCAGGCAAACAAACTGCCTTCCGTTGACCCGGTGCACGCTGCTGGCGCGTGCTACTGTCGGGAGTGTAAATACCAAGATGAGTGTATCTGTAGAATTGAATTTATCGGCAGAAACCCAATTTTAGAGCAAAACACATACGAATACCACCCTTTACACTTTTGCAGCAACGGCCAGCGCCGGGAGGAGGATTGACATGGAGAGATTGACTTATGATTTTTGCGTCGGAAATAAACATTGCTGGCAGGTAAAAGGCGCAGACAATTTAGAGTGCAGAGAAGTGTGTCGGAATCAAGGCGAAAATGGTTGTACTGACTGCCCTATTGCAAAGGCGTTCGACCGCCTCGCCGCCTATGAGGACACCGGGCTGGAGCCGGAGGAAATCGAGCGCATTTTAGATTCATACGGGCGCGGCGTGACCTTGCGAACTGAAAACGCTCAGCGGTTGGAAATCATCAATGAAATTCCTATTAACCGCCTCCGCGAGCTGGCGCAGGCGGAGAAAGAGGGGCGGCTTGTGGTGCTGCCGTGCGATGTGGGGGATAAATTATACGATGTTACGCTCGGAGAAGTAAGAGAGAAAACCGTGATATCCCTGTCGATGTTTGTGCCTGAAAGTGTGAATCATTTAGTGATACACGCTGAAGACTTTCGGACTGCGATTACATCGTACGAATTACAGGACATTGGCGAAACTTTGGTGGCCGCAGAGCGCGACAGGTACAAGGCGGAGCGCGAGAACCCGCAGCCGCTGACGCTAGAGGAAGTAAAGGAACATATAACAAAAGGACATCCAAATGATATTAAACCATTGTATGTGGATTTTAAACCTACAATTCCAATTGATTACACTTCACGATGGAGGGATGCATATAATTTGTCTCGGTTAATTGCGGGGAGAGGCGATGAATACGGAAAAACATGGATTGCTTACCGTTCAAAGCCGAAGGAGGAAAACACGTGAAAGGCTGTAAGAACTGCCCGGCGTTTGCGAAATGCACCGTGACGTATCGTGGTTCGGGTTGTGCTGCTTTAAGAAGTACATACGGTGTTGAAACCGACCCGGAGATTATCACCAACGCCGACCGCATCCGGGAAATGAGCGATGATGAGCTTGCGAAGTTTCTTGCGACAAAACTTGATGATGATTTTTATGAATATCCGGATTTGACATTGCAATGGCTACAACAGCCAGCGGAGGAGGAAGTATGAGTAACTGTGTAAATAAAGAAACCTGTATTGAATATGCTAGACTTGGAGAAAACACAGAATGTTATCTTTGCCCTGATTATAAAGCGCAAATGTCCAACGCAGACCGCATCCGGGCTATGGACGATAATGAACTGGCGGATTTTATCGACAGGTGTGAAGCGGCTGGATATAACGATTCTAGCGTAGCTCTGGACAAAAATAACAATTTAATGGATACACTGGACTGGCTCCAGCAGCCAGCAGAGGAGGAGCGATAATGGACTATGCCGATAGGTTAGACATGATGGACGACGACTGCGATATTCAGGGATACCCGTTGAACGATGACAGGTGTGCGGGCTGCCCGCTTGATGGACAGTGCGAATTTGTGGTTTGCCGTGAAAAGGAGGGTAAGCAAAATGTTTTTTCTGAAAACGATAAGGGCTGAAAGTGCAGCAAAGATTATTGCAGGATATTGCAACAAACAAACAAATTGCGGTTTATGCCGATTTGCAGATGAAAACGGTGATTGTACGTTGCAAGCAAAAATTCCATCGGATTGGGAAATGCCGAAGGAGGGCGTACAGCATGAGTGAATTTGAACGGCAGATTTATGCAGACCTGAAATCCACAGACCGTGTCTCGCTCTGGGTGGCTAAGTGCATGGAGCTTGCAGAATTTTCATGCATCTTAACGGATGAAGATATTGATGGAATTGCTATGGTATACAAAACGATGCGAAAGAAGGATGACCCATGCAAATCTTGATAAATCTGGCGGTCTTGGCCGTCGCACTGGCGGTTGTGGTCACGCTGGCCTGCATTGCCGCGGGGGATGGACGATGATAAACGAGGCCGATAAAAACGAAATGTGCCGAATGCGCAGGCTTGGCTTTACGCTGGACTATATCGCCAAGGCGACAGGATATTCAGCTTCCAGCGTTGCAAACGTGACCGCATGCGTGGAACGGCCATTGGCAAGCAGCGGGAAGGATAAGCAGATCGAAGCAATGATACATAAGCTTGTGCGGTATCGGCCACCGGGCGCTGGCGTACAGCGCGAAAAGCGTCCGTGCGAACACTGTCAATGGCGAATGAACAAGGAGGACCCTGTTGTCTGCGGAATTTGTTATCGGGAGGTGTTCGGGTGACATTCAAGGAGTACAAAAAACTGTGGGCCTTGCCTGCTGACATAAAAGCCCGGGAAAGCCGGATTGAAAAACTGCTCCGGCGGAAAGATACCATTGCGCAGGACGCGGTGCATGGCAGTGCGGAAAACTTTCCGTACACAAAGCATACGGTCATTATCCGCGGGGTGAAAACCGATGCCGACGTTTTGGCCATGCAGGAAAGACTGAAAAAGCTCAACGATGAATACGACCGGCTGTACGGCAGGGCACTGATCGAGATAGAGGATATCACAGATCCCGAGGTGCGTGTGGCAATCAGCCGCAGGAGCTTTGACGGCTGGAGCTGGGAAGAAGTGGCTGCTGAATTAGGACGCAGCGAAGACGCCATAAAAAAGAGCGTGGGAAGATATTTTTCACAATTTTAATTTTGTGTCACGAATGTCCTGAATGTCCCGAAATAGTGTGCTATACTTAAAATCGAGAAAGTGCATCGGGAAACCGGTGCGCTTTTTCCTTATGCTCGGTAATGTAGGGCACAATTTCGTCGATTTGGAGATTGACTAGACGTGTTACCGTACAGTCTTGGGGAGAATCGTCCAATTAACGCAATGAATTGCGAAACCATTTGTCTTGTGGCAAAGGTATTTGTTTGCCACTAAGATTTGAGTGATTTGCAACGCTTATGTTGATTATATTTTCTTTTTGGATGGGATAAAGGACTTCTTGCTCTTGCTCGTACCGCAAGAGATTTTCAATCGGCATATGCGATGGGATACCGTTTAACAAACGATTCTTGCAAAAGAAATGAAGTAGTCCGAACACATCAATGGCATCAGTAGCGTGACCTTCTAAAAGAATAACGTCTCCAGATAGGTTTGACACCTGTTGAAGCCCTTCTAAGCTCTTAGACCAAGACTGATAAAAAGGCAAGGGGCAAACATGGGCGACCCTTCGTTTGTAGTATTGTTGGATTCGGAATATGAGACCTGTGTACAACACCTCAGAAAGAAATTCCTCCTGTGTTTCAGTGATTTGCTCAAAGGCTCTTATTTGCTGAACTTGTTTTATAATAGGCATACAAATTTTGTTGCTATAATTTTTTAACGAGGATTTTGTCTGATATTCACCTGGTGTTTGGCTACAAAGCCAAGAGTATATCGTTTTATATATCTCGTGTGCGGTAACTTCATTAAAAAACATGCATCTCACCTCATTGTCATTATATCATACATTTGTAGAAAAGAGGGTGGTCCAATGACCGCAAAGCAAGAACACTTCTGCGCTGAATACGCTGTCGACTACAACGGTACGCAAGCTGCTATCCGGGCTGGGTATAGCGAGAAAAACGCGGCAAATCAGGCTAGTCGGATGCTGAGAAATGCCGAGGTTCTTGCGCGCGTACGAGAGCTGCAGCGCGAACAGGTGGAACGATTGGCGGTATCGACAGACTTTGTTGTGCTGAGGCTACTGGATACGCTTGAAAGATGTTCGAAGCCTGTGCCTGTACTTGATATGACCGGCGAGTCTATAGGGGAATACACATTCGACAGCAAGGGCGCGCTGCGTGCTCTTGAGCTATTGGGCAAGCATTTGGGCATGTTCGAGGATCGGCTGAAAGTGGCCGCGAAGGTGGACACAGGCAAACTGGACGGCATCCTCGCGCAGCTGAGAGGCGGGCCGCCGGATGGCTGACCTGATCCTCTCGGAGAAGTATAAGGCATTCCTGCGCTGCACGGCGCCGGTGGAGTTTCTGGAAGGCACGACGGCCGCAGGCAAAACGACCGTGGGGCTGTTCAAATTTATTCTCCGGTGTGCGGAGAGCGAGAAGCGCATCCATGTTTTGAGCGGCCTGGATCAGGGGACCATCGAAAAGAACATTATCACAAAGGAACTTGGCATCCTGGATGACTTCGGCGGATTGGTGGAGTATTGGCCCAGCGGACGCGGCGACGACCGTATGGCGCATTTGATACTCCATACCACGGACGAGGACAAGAAGATTTATGTGCTTGGCTACGCGGACAAGGCGCGCTGGAAAAAGGCGTTGGGCGGACAGTACGGATGTTTGTATATTGACGAAATAAACATTGCGGACATGGATTTTGTGCGGGAGGCGTCCATGCGCTGCGACTATCTGCTGGCTACATTGAACCCGGACGACCCGGGCCTGCCCGTGTACGAGGAATACATCAACCACAGCCGGCCTATGCCGGAATGGGAGAACGACACGCCGCGTGAAATATTGGAGCTTTTGAACCGTGAACCCAAGCAGGGATGGGTGCACTGGTTCTTTTCTTTTGAGCACAATGCCGGGCTTTCCACAGATAAAGTCGAGAAGATCATCAGCATGGTCCCTCCCGGCACAAAGCTGTATAAAAACAAGATTCTTGGCCTGCGCGGGCGGGCCACAGGGCTGGTGTTCAACTTAGAGGACAAAAGCCTTATCACGGTGCAGCAGGCGCGGCAATTTAAGTATCTGCTGTTTACAGCGGGGCTTGATACGGCTTACAGCCAGAACTCGGCGGACACGTTTGCGTTTACCTTCTGGGGCGTTACCACATGCCGGCGCCTGGTGGGGCTGGACGTGCGCGTGTACAACAACCGCGACTTGTCCCGCCCGCTGACGCCAAGCGACATCCCGCCGCTGTTTGAACAATTCCTGGAGGCGAACCGGAGCCGGTGGGGATTTGCGCGCGACGCTTTTATAGACAGCGCCGACCAGGCCACTCTGCTGGAGTGCCGGAAGTACAAGCAGCTGCATGGCAGTGTGTACAATTATCTGGACGCCTGGAAGAAGACGAAGATTATCGACCGCATCAACCTGCAGGCCGGATGGATGGCGCAGGGATATTATCTGCTGGTGCGCGAAGCGTGCCGGCCGCTTATTGATGAGCTCAACGTGTACAGCTGGAAAGAGGACAAATACGAGCCGGAAGACGGGAACGACCATTGCATCAACAGCGGACAGTATGCGTGGCTCCCGTTCAAGGACCGGATAGGAGGAACAGCGTGAAGATTGGAGAGAGGGTGCGCGACATGATACGGCATTGGCTGCAGATCCAGCCGGCAACAGGCCAGAACATCACGATAAGGGAGACCGCGAGCTTTGACGTGAACTGTATGCGAAACCGTGTGTGGTATCGTGGGGACGCGAGCGAAATCGAGCAGCTGTTCAAGGCCTTGGGGCAGGACGCGGTTGGATGTGCCCGGTTTTGGGCCGCTGCGCCGGCCACGAGCGACGTGCGCAAGGCGCACAGCGGCATCCCGGCCATATTGGTGGACACGCTGGCATACTTAGTCAAAAGCGACCTCAATGATGTGGACTTTGAAAGTCCGGACGGCGCCGGTGTATGGCCGGACATCGCGAGGGATTGCGGCTGGGAAGAAATTATAGGCGACGCAGTATCCGGCGTGCTGGCCATTGGTGACGGGGCTTTTAAGATCAGCACAGATCCGCATGTGAGCGAGTATCCGCTGCTTGAGTTCTGGACGGGAGACCGGGTAGACTTTATCCGGAGGCACGGCCGTATAACGGGTGTGGTATTCAAGAGCCTGTATCACGAGGGCGGGGCAGAATATGAGCTGCGGGAGATTTACGAGCCCGGAAGCATCCGCTATGAACTTTTGGAGGGCGAGAAGGTTGTGCCGTTGGGGCGCGTGCCGGAGCTTTCCGCCTACAAGCCGGTGCATTATGACGCTGCTTTTCCTTTGGCCGTACCCTTGTGTGTGTTCAAAAGCCAGCGGTACCCGGGGCGCGGGCGCAGCGTGTTTGACGGCAAGACCGACGCCTTTGACGCGCATGACGAAGTAATAAGCCAGTGGATCGACGCGGTGAGGCATGGGCGCGTGAAGAATTATATCCCCGAGGACATGATCCCCCGCGACCCGGAAACCGGGAAGCTACGCAGCGTGAACAGCTTCGGCACAAACTTTATACAGGTGCAAAGTTCAAACAAGGAAAACGCCACGGCACAGATCGACACCGTGCAACCCGAGATCCGTTATGATGCGTTTGTGGAAAGCTATGCCGCCACGCTGAATATGTGTCTGCAAGGGATTGTGAGCCCGGCCACGCTTGGAATCGACGTCGGAAAAATGAGCAGCGCCGAGGCGCAGCGCGAAAAGAAAGATATTACAGGCATGACACGAAATGCCATTACGGATGCGCTGGAAAAGGTGCTTCCGCAGGTGGTGTGCTCCATGCTGATGACGTATGACCTGATGCACTCAAACCAGGCGGGTGCATATGAGCCGAAGGTGACCTTCGGCGAATACGGCGCACCGGACTTTGACAGCCGTGTGCAGACCATTGCCAGTGCGGCCACTGCCAGCGTGATGAGCGTGGAGGCGCAGGTGGACGAGCTTTGGGGGGCGAGCAAGGACGACGCTTGGAAGCGAGCGGAGGTGCAGCGCATCCTGACCGAACGCGGCATCGAGGATACACCTGAACCCGGTATCGTGGAAAGCCTGCCGGCCGGGCAGGATACGGATATTCCGGGCAATGACGCCGTATGACGGCCCGGGAGATCGCCGCACTGTTTGAGGACCTGGAGCTTCGGCTGATTGCATCTCTCAAACGCAACCTTGCGCGGCATAAAGCCGAGGAAAAGGACGAGGGTTTCGACTGGCCCGCATGGCAGGCCGAGAAGCTGCACAGCCTGCAGCGGTTCCGGCGTGAAAACAAGTCGATCATGGCTGAATATTCCGACCAGATCGATGCGGAGACACGCGCGTTGATGCGCCGGCAGTTTGCGGAGGCGGACGGCAGCGCCGGTGCTTTTTTCGGCGTCAATGCCCGCAAGCTGGATGCGCTGATCGACGGGATCGCGCACAGCGAGGCCAGGGTGGAGCGCGCGGCGCTGCGGTATATGGACGATGTGTACCGCAAAACGATCCTGCGTGCAGCTGCGGCGCTGGATGCGGGCGGCATGACGGTGCAGCAGGCCACGGACCTTGCAACAAAGGATTTTCTGGCGCAGGGCATCAACTGCGTGCGGTACAAGAACGGCCGGATGGTGAACATTGCGTCCTATGCTGAAATGGCGCTGCGGACGAACAGCACCCGGGCCATGCTGTTGGGCGAGGCGCAGCTGCGCGAACGCATGAACATCGACACGGTGCTGGTGAGCCAGTACGGCGGATGCAGTGAGACATGCCTGCCCTGGCAGGGGCTCGTATACATCGACGACGTGTGGCAGCCATACCGTGGCGGCGGCAGGAACTTCGGCGGCACATATGGGTACAGCCGAAACGGCCGCAGCTATCCGCTGCTGAGCGTGGCGGTGCGGGCCGGGCTGTTCCACCCCAACTGCCGCCACCATTTGACAACATGGGTAGAGGGCGTGAGCGTGAGGCCCGAACCAATGGACAGGGCCGCGGTGGAACGCACGGCGAGGCTGGAGGCAAGGCAGCGGGAGCTGGAGCGCCGGGTGCGCAAATACAAGCGGCTGGCAGAAGGCACGCTGGAGCCGGAAAAGGCGGCCGGATACCGCCGGGCCGTGCGGGCCGCGCAGAAGGATGTGCGCGAGTTCGTGGACGAACACGGGGACGTTCTGCGGCGGGATTACTGGAGAGAGCGGTATGATGGGACAGGTTCATTTACTTCTGCTTCAAAAAATGGTATAATAAATTCACGGGGTGATGGTGTGGACATAGAAATTGATAAGTTTACGCCATGCCTTGAGGATGCGCGGACAGGTGAAATTCTGGAAACTGCTTATTCGTTGGCATCTGCCGATGATTTAGCGGGGCTGAAAGGCTGGAAATTCGACTGGACAGCGTCGGATTTGAATGGGTGCGAAATTTACAAATTAACGCTGGCTGGAGACGAGGAAATTCAGGGCTTGATTGCAATCAGCGACATGCCACACGATAGCGCGGTTTACGTCAATCTCGCGGAAAGCTCGCCGCAGAATCTTGGGCATAATAAAAAATATGCCGGTGTTGGCGGTCATCTATTCGCGATTGCAGCGAGGCGGTCGTACGATTTGGGGCATTCTTGCTTTTTCTTTCTCGACGCCAAAAACATTGAATTAGTTCACCATTATGAAAATCTTCTGAACGCCCGTTTGCTTGGACGCCCGCATCAATACCGTATGTATGTGGACGAGGAGAGCGCTTTTAAATTAATCGAAAAATATTCGCTGGAGGAGGTTTGAACGGCATGACTGAGCAGGAACGCAAGGATTGGGATGCTTTAGAGGAAGCTGCTGAGAAAGCAGGTGGATATGTGGATCCACATCCCAGTGACATTCACTATGATTTGAGAGCTATTGCGAAGTTCTGTAAGGAAAAAGGCATTGAGCCTCTGGATATGACACTTCGTGAGCTTAACCAATTCATTATCAAGAGCTAAGGCCGCTCCCTCATAGGGAAGCGCTGAGACTAAACCACCACCCACGAGGCGGTGGTTTTTTCATGCCAAAATTCAATAGCACAAGGTCCACCCTCAGGGGTGGGCCTTTTGTTATGCCCAAAACGCGGTGACGGCATAAAAAGCACCCGGCGGAAATAAGCCGACAGGCTATAAACGGAGGGAAAAAGCCATGAACAAGGACGATGAAAACAAGGCTGTCCAGCAGCCTGCGGCTGCCGAGGAGAGCAGCCAGCAGCCTGCGGCCGAGCAGGACAGCGGCCTGCCCAAAACACAGGAGGAACTGGATGCACTGATTGAGAAACGGCTGGCGCGGGAGCGAAAAAAGCTGGCAAAAGCTTCGCTGGGAACACAGGCATCCGGCGCTCCGGCGGCGGAAGGCAGTGCGGCACAGCCTGAGGCACAGAGCGCGCAGCCAGGCGTGGACGCTGCGGCTCTGGCGGAAAAGGACCGCGAACTGCTGATTGCCCGGGCGCAGCTGGACGCTTATCGGGAGGGGATCGTCCCCGGCGCGGTGGAGGACGCCGTCTGCCTCGCTGTGATGCAGGCCGAAAAGGCCGGTGAGGCGGATGAGGAGGGCGTGCGTGACGCTTTGAAAGAAGTTCTCAAGCGCCATCCGGAATGGAAGCCCCAGAAGAAGGAAACCGCGAAGAACGGGTTCAAGGTTGGGGTGGATACGACCGGCGCCGACGGAAAAGACGGCGCGGGCAGGCGTGCCCTGCCTACGGGCACGGTGATTTTGTAAGCGAAAGGATGATTTGAAGTTATGGCAAGAACAAATGCAATCAGCCTGCTGGCAGGCGCCAGCACCCCGGCGACTTTGGCCGAGATTTACGGCCGCGTCATTGAGAACGTGCAGAAAAGCACGCTTTCCACCACGCTGAAAAGCCAGCTGTACACGGGGAACCCCGCCGCCGGCAGCGTGGAGTTCAAGCGCTTTGTGAACAGCGCGTCCAAGGCCTACGGCACCGCACGCGCGGCAGCCAAGGGCGATAAGGTGACCGCTCCGCCCACCACGGTGAACCTGAACCAGCACAAGGAGATCGTGGAAGAGGTTGCGAAATTCGACCTTGACACATTTGGCGTGGCGGGCGTCATGCAGCGCCGGGCCGACAATCATGTGGTGAGCATGAGCGCGGAGCTTGACCGTGCATTTTTCGCACAGGCGGCAGCAGATGGAACGGCTTTTTCTCCGGCCAGCGGCGTTACGGCCATTCAGGAAATTGTAGAGAGCATGATCCAGACCCTGGAAACCGTGCACAACGACTATGTGGACGGCGTGGACCGCAGCATGATGGACCTTGTGCTGACGCCGGCCAAGTACGGCCTGCTGCGCACGTTCCTGGACACGCAGAGCAATCCCAATGTGGATACGGCCGGTGAGGAGTTCGGGATGTACCACGGTGTGCGCGTATACAGCTGCACACGCATGCCCGTGACCACCGAAACGGTGGAGGAAACCAAAACAAAGACCACTGTGACCGACGCGCTGCTGATGGTGCGCGGCGCTGTGGCACAGCCCGTTGTGGTGAACCAGTACGGCGACCCGGAAAAAATTCAGCTGTCCAACGATTACGCCGTAAGCCTGTTCTATGACTACGGCACCAAGGCGCTGACGCCGGACCTGATCTTCAAACTGCAGACGTCCACCACGGCGTAAGAGAGGGGGGTGGACCGCATGGAGAAGTATGTGAACCGGAGCACCGGCGTGCTGCTCCAGCCTGCGCAGGAGAGCGTGGCCGCGATGCTGGCGCGCGACCCGATGTGGGTAATTTGTACACCTGAACCAGAGCCGGAGCCTGAGCCTAAACCGGAGCCGGAGTCTGAACCGGAGCCGGCAAAGACCCGCAAAGGCAAAGCTTCAAAGGAGGAATAACGGATGCAATACGCCAGCAGCGAGGATTACGCAAAATATTGCCCGGGCGGCACAGTGCCGCCGGAGGAGCAGGACGCAGCGTTGGACGCTGCCAGCCGTGACATCGACGGGCTGACCTTTGACCGTATCGTCGCGGTGGGATTCGACCGCCTGACGGCGTTTCAGCAGGAGCTGGTGAAGCGCGCCGTGTGCGAACAGGCGGAGTTCCGGTCTGTATATGCCGAGCTGCTGGCGAGCCCGTTTTCCTCTTACAGCATCAACGGCGTGGCCATGCAGTTTGACGGTGCGGGCATCGTGGAGCGCGGCGGCGTGAAAGCGCCCGCTCATGTGATGAGCCTGCTGCGCCAGACGGGGCTTACGTTTTTGGGGGTGCAGCAGCAATGAAGTGGCCGGAGCTTGTGCCGCCGGCGGTGTGCAGGGTGCCGATTGCCGTAACGCTGACAAACGGAAACGACGAGGACGGTGCGCCGAGGGTGGCTGTGGTGGTGGAAACAATGTGCAATTACAACGGCAAAGGCGGATGGAGCGTGGACGAGCGGCGCCAGGCTGTACGATACACGGCGTCCGCGCTTTTCCCGGGCGATATTGCGCCGGAACTTGTGCATTTGACCGGATGGGCTGACGTGCTGGGCGCACGGCTTACCATTCACGCGGCAGACCGTGCGCGCAACCCGGACGGCACGGTGAACTATACCCGTTTGGAGCTGATGTAGTATGGTCGAGATCAAGCTGGATGAGGCGGCGCTGGACCGGCTGGACGGGGCGGCGAAGGCCGCGGCGCTGGAGACGGTGGAAGCGGTAAAGACCGACCTTGTGAGCAGCCAGACAATGCCGTTTGACACAGGCGCGATGCAGGGCAGCCTGCACACGGAGCAGTTTGACGCGGCGGACGAAAGCCATACGGTGCTCCAGACGGACGGCCCGCAGGCCCGGCGGCTGTATTTTCATCCTGAGTACAATTTCCAGCGCGGGAAGAACCCAAACGCCGGGGCCGCCTGGTACGGGCCTTATGAAGCGGGCGGGGCGAAAGAAAGATTTATCCCCGACACTTTTGCGGCGCGGATGAAGGAGAAAATACCATGATGCTGGAAAGGTTGAAAAACTACATCAAAGCGAATACCGACGTGGGCGAGGGCATCCAGTTGGGCGGCATCGACGGGAATACGGAGAAATACATCGGCGTATATCCCGGGAAACCGCCGGCTGCGCAGCGCGTGTGCCTGGGTGGAGCAGAACAGACCCGCGCCGGCGAGTTTTATGCCACGGTGCTGGTGCATTGGGGCAGGAACATGCGGTCCGCACAGGCCAAAGCCGATGCGGTATACGCTTTGTTTTATGCCCGCGGGGCCTTCGACATGGACGGCTGCACCGTGTGCGCTGTGGAGCCCGGCGCCGGGCCCGTGCCTGTGGGAAAGGACGACCGGGGCGTGTGCGAGTTCGTGATAAACCTGAAAATGACTTATATGAAGGAGTGAGAGTATGGCGGCAAAGACGGGCGTATATCCCGTATTTGAAAACAAATTTAAGATCGGCACCTCTGCCGAAAGCCTGAACACCATTGCCGAGATGGAAAACTTCAGTGTATCCATCGACGGAAATGTGGAGGAATGGAGCCCGATGGAGCAGGAGGGATGGCTGAAACGGATGGTGACGGGCAAGGCCCTGACCATCAGCCTGTCCGGCAAACGCTGCATCGGAGACCCGGGCAACGATTTTGTCGAGGCCAGTGCCTGGGGAACAGGTTCCGACTGCGAAGCGCATTTCGAATGGGAGTTCCCCAGCGGTGCGAAGCTGGCTTTCCCCTGTGTGCTGAGCGTGACCAACCCGGGCGGCGGCGAGAGCCGCAATGTTGCGGGATTGGAATTTGACGTAATGTCCAACGGCAAGCCGACGTTTACCCCCGCTGCCGGCGCCTGATATGCATATGCCCCCGCTCTTTTGGGCGGGGGCTTTCTTTGAAATGAGAGGAGAAAACGACATGGGAAAATTGTACACGCTGGACGGCAAGCTGCTGACCGAGACGCCGGAGCTCCGCATCGGTGAAAAGGTGTATCCGGTAGACAGCCGGCAGAAAACCGTGAAAAAGATCCTTGCGCTGGCGGATGACGAAAGTGTGCCGATGGGCGAACGCATCGACGAGGCGCTGAAGCTTGCGCTGGGCGATAAAAACGCGGTTGAAATCGACAGGATGGACATGCCGTTCCCGGCTTATCAGCGGCTGTTTGAGCTTGTGATGGACGCAGTGACCGGGCAGGAGGACGAACCGGACAAGGCCCGATTTCAAGCGGAAAAAGGCTGACGAGTGGTATGACCTGGACTATGACGCCGTGCTGATCGAGCAGAGCATCGCCAAACAGTACGGCATCCTGCCGGCTGCGCAGGGAGAGCTGGGCTGGCCCGAATGGGTAAAGCTCGTCGGCGGCCTGATGGATGACACGCCGCTGGGGCGCGTGGTGGCGGTGCGCAGCGAGAGCGACGCGAACCTTGTGCGCAGTATGCCGCAATGGCAGAAACAGCTGCGCACCGAGTGGGCGGCGTTCCGCGCAAAGCGGGATGTGATGCGCATGGGCGCGGCGGGGGTGCGAAGTGAAATGGATGCACTGGAGCGCATGATGGCGAAGATGTTTGGAGGTGGGTGATATGCCGGAGGGCACAAGCGTAGGCAGCGTATATCTTGACTTTGTTGTGCGCAGCACAGTGGCGCAGCAGATACGGGATATCACAAACCAGGCAGCCGCACAGGCGCAGAAGGGGTTCGAGGCCGCCGGGAAAGCCTCCGGCGACGCCATGCAGCGTGCTTTCAGCGGGGGATACAACAAGACACTGGAGAAAGCGCGCGTCAAGGTGCGCGAGCTGGAAAGCCAGTTTGACAGCCTGGGCAGTAAGATGGACGGCATGCGGCAGAGCGCCAAAGGGCTGTTCAAAGGGGTGAAAGACCCCGGGCGCGCGGCCGATCAATTCTTGGGGAACGACAAGGCTTTCAATGCTCTGGCCGCACAGCAGGAGGCTGTCAGCCAGAAGCTTCTTCAGGCACAGGAGGCCTTGCGCATTGAGACAGAGGCAGCTTCGGCGAAAGCCGCGCAGGCGCAGCAGCGCGCGCAGGAAAAAATGGCGGCGGAAGCAGAACGCTCCAAGGCCAGGCAGGAGGCTGCCACTGCGAAAGCCGCAGCAGCGGAAGAGCGTGCGCGATTGCGTGCTGCCGCAGCCGCCGAGCAGGCAGAAGAGAAAAAGGCAGCTGCGGCTGAACGTGCGAAGGCCAGACAGGAGGCGGCCGAAGCAAAAGTTGCCGCTGCGGAAGAGCGTGCGCGGCAGCGGGCTGTTGCCGCTGCGGAACGGGCGGAAGCAAAAAAAGCTGCGGCTGTTGAACGTGCCGCCGCGGCGGAAAAACGGGCGCAGGCGCAGGCCGCAAGGGAGAGCGAGAAGCAGTGGCAGAAAGCCACAAAGGGCATCCGAGGCCTGTTCAAAACCGTTGGCAGCACCATGAAGGCGACCTTCCTCACGGCGGGGCTGTACGCGTTTTTCCGGGCAATGAAAAGCCTGATGTCCGGCGCAGCAGGGCAGAGCAAAGAGTTCAGCACAGCATTGGAGGGTGTCAAAAGCAATCTCCGCACAGCGTTTGCCCCCATTCTCGACGCTGTTCTCCCGGCTCTTACAGCCCTGATGCAGGGGCTTGCGAACGCCACGCGCGCCGTGGCCGCTTTTATCGCTTCGATTTTCGGGCAGACCTTTGCGCAGGCGGAGGCCGCGGGCAAGAAACTGCAAAGCGTGAGCAGCGCGGCGGGCGGCGCTGCCAAAAGGGCAAACGCCACGCTCGGCATTGACGAGCTGAACGTCGTTGATCCGGGCGGGAGCGGCGGTGGCGGTGGGGCCTCCGCCGCAATCGCAGATACCGGCGAGGAAATGACCGGGTTGATGAAGCCTTTGGAGGCGTTTTGGGCGCGTTTCAAAGAGCTTATGGCCCCTTCCATTGCCGCGTGGAGCGCCGCATGGGATCAGATACAAAGCAAGGCCGTGGAAGTGTGGCCACAGGTGCAGGCCGCTGCACAAAACCTGTGGGACGCCGGGCTGAAACCGCTGGGCAGTTATCTGCTGACGGATTTCGCGCCCAGCGTGGCGAATGCCTTTTCCGAGGCGTTCGCTCCCATTACGGGCGATGTGATCAGCGCGAAACTGCAGATGTTTGCTGATTTCTTTGTGTGGGCGTGCGGTATCGTGACGGATGCGGTCAACAGTGTATTGATCCCCGCGCTGAACCTTGTAAAGCATATCTGGACCGGCCTGATGGAGGGTATCAAAGCCACCTGGGAGCAGTACGGAAAGCCGATCTGCGACGGCGTGGTAGAGGCGTTCAATTGGATATTGGCCATCCTTCAAAGCCTGTGGGATACCGCGGTAAAGCCGTTCCTGCAGTACTGCATTGAAAAAGGCACGGAGCTTTGGGACCAAACGCTCAAACCGCTGTGGGATAACTTTGTGGGCATGGCAGCGGATATCATCCAGTACATCCTTACCTGGTGGAATGAGGTGCTTCTGCCTTTTATCAACTGGATCGTTCAAGTGTTCGGGCCGTACTGGGAAAAGATCTTCGAGGGGGTTGTCAATGTGGTGAAGTACGTTGTGCAGCGCATCGGCGACAGTATAAACATCGCCATCACTCTATTCCGCGGGCTGCTGCAATTTTTCACCGCAGTATTCCGTGGGGATTGGGACGGCGCCTGGGAAGCGGTGCAGAACACGGTCGTAAAAGTATGGGACGGCATCAAAAACGCCATCCGGAATACGGTGAACGGGATCATTGACATCGTGAACGGCATGATAGCGGGCATCTGTGCGGGCATCAACGCGATTTTGCGGGCCGTGAGCAGTGTGGCCGGAAAGCTCGGATTTGATATCTCGCCGCAGGTAACGCCGCCGCAGATCCCGCACCTGGCACAGGGCGGGTATGTGGCAGCCAATACGCCGCAGCTTGCCCTTATCGGCGACAACAAGCGCGAGGGCGAGATCGTGGCGCCGGAGAGCAAGATCGCGGAGGCCGTCGCCGCCGGAATGGCAGGGGGGCTGAACGGCGCGGAGCTGCTGGCGCTGCTGGGGCAGATGCTGGAAATTCTTCGGGCGCTGCTGGAAAAAGACGAAAGCATCACCATCGGGGACGACACCATTTATCGAAGCTACGAGCGGGGAAAGCAGGCGCGCGGACGGCGCGTTGTGGGAAACCCTGCATTGTTATAAGGAGGCGGTATATTTGGCATGGATCGAAACAGCGGGCGGCATTGCTCTGCCGCCTCCTGAGCTCGGGAGCTGCGGCGTTACGATCTCCACAATGGTGGACGGCGCACGCAATGGGAACGGCGATTTCATAGGGCAGGTGGTGGGCGACGACAAGCTCAAAATCGAGGTCTCGTTCGGTATGCTGACACCGTCGGAGATGCAAACACTGCTTTCCCTGTTCGACCGCAAGCGCGGCGGGAAGTTCATCAACACCTTTCGTGTGTTCGACCCCCGTGTGAATGATTTCGTATACATGGACATGTATGTGGGGGACCGGAGCGGTACGCCCGTCCGTATCGACGCCGCACGGTGGCTTCCGGGTGCATGGAAAAGCGTCAAGGCGAATCTGATCCAGGTGTAAAAGGAGGCGGAAGGATGTATCCAGTATCTGCGGCATACCGGCACGCGATGCGCCGGCAGGTGCGCGACCAGGGATATGTGCGGCTGCAGTTCGGCATTTTCGATGCCAGCGCACCGGGGGACGCCGCGGTAACGGTACCGCCGGGCACATGGTACTCGGACGCTTCGGTGCTGGATGGCGGAGAAAGCCCGGTGCGCGTGAGTTATGCAACCTTTGAGGGGGACCGCATGCGGCTGGACGGCACGCAGCGGCTGCTGCCGGAGAGCGGCGCGGAGCTTGCGGCGCAGGGCTTTGTGAGCGCGGCGCTGTGCGGCGCGGACGGCGTTTTTGCATCGCCTCCGGTGGTAAGCGCGGCGTTTGGTACGGTGCATTCCATGGCAGGCCTGACGCTGGATTTTGGGGACTGCGTGCCCGCGCAGATCACGGTGCGGGCCTATACGGCCGGCGCGCTTGCGGACACATTCGTTGTAACGGACGCGCTGGAGCCGTATTACCGCGGGGAGTTCCTGCTGGAGGATGTGGACGCGCTGGAAATAAGATTCGACAGGATGCGCACGCCGTACACCCGTGCGCGGCTGAACGAATTGCGGTATGGCGTGGGCTATACGTTCGGAAACGATGAGATCATCGAACTGGCCGAGAAGCACACGGCCTCGCCGCTTTCCCTCTCGCTGCCTACGGCGTCGCTGTCCTTTACGCTGTACAACGAGGAAGGGCGCTTCTCTGTGGAGGGCGGCACGGCGCTGCAGCGTTTTCTTGCGGAGGGGCAGGACGTTGCGCTGTCCTACGGGCAGACGCTGGAGGACGGCCGTGTGGAGTGGGTGCCGACGCACCCGTGGTATCTGGACAGCTGGAAGGTGGACGGCATCCGCGCCTCTTTCACGGCCTTTGCGCTGTTTGAACGGATGGGAAAGACGACGTATGAAAAAAGCGTGTTTGGCGACGGCGGCAAAACGCCGTATGTCCAGGGGCGGGAGGAGTTGGAGAAGGTACTGGCCGATGCAGGCGTGTACTCTTACCGTCTCGGCAAATCCGTGACGCGCTGGATGCTCCCGCTGCCTGTCGCAACACACGCCGAGGCGGTACAGCTGCTCGCCAACAGCAACCTTGCAGCACTGAGCGAAGCAAGGGACGGCGCCATCGTGACGAAGGCGCCCGGAGCAGGGATCACGCTGGCGCCGCTGACCTTTTCCGCGCCCGCGCATTTGTCGGAGCAGGCGGCGTTTACGAGCGACGCGCTGACAGGGGCGCCGGGCGCGGAATACGCCACGTTCGAGCAGGACTTCATGCGGCTGGACGGGACGCAGCGGATGATACCGGACAGCGGAGGCTATCTGCCGGGTGAATGGGTATGGGAGGACGTTGCCGATGCGTCCGGGGCGTTCCCGGAGGGGAAAACGGCCGCGTTCGGATACATAGGACGGGATGCAAACAACATTGAAGAGACGGACAACTGTGCCGGCAGCGTGACGGTGACCTTTGGTCCCGGCCCGCTGCCGGAAAAAATATATGTGTATTCCCGCAGGGCGGGAGAAGCCTGGGCACAGCCGCAGGAATATACGCCATCAGCTCATACGGAAACGTTTGAGTTCCCGGCCGTGCCTGCGTGTTCCTGGCAGATAACGTTCGGAAAATGCGCGCCGAACCGGAGGGCGCGGCTGCTGACGTGGCGGCTCAACGGTGTGGATATGAGGGCCGAGGCATACGGCGACCCGAAATACGAGATGAAGCCGCTGCTGAAAGACATCTCGGCATATGTCCCGCTGGTGTCCTATTTTTCAACGGCGGTCTCGGACGCACAGCGCAGGGAGATCTATTCGGGAAAGCTGCCGTCGGACGGGCAGTGGAACCGCATCGAGCATGATCTGGCGATATCGCCGCAGCTGCGCACCAGTGATGCCGGCGTAACGGCGGAGGCGAGGCACTACGGGTATGTGTCCTATGTGAAGTTTACCGCATCCACGGTGCATGACGTAGAGTTTTCCATCTGGAGCAACGGGTACAACCTGACGACACTGGAACGCAGGCTGGATGCGAATCCGCGCGGGGAAACGTTCGACTGGGAGAACCCGGTGCTCGTGCACTGGGTGGACGCAAACTGGCCCGGGTTTCTGAACCAGATCCGGGAATATTACGCGGCCCGTGTGGTGACAACGCTGGAGACACGCGGCGACCCGCAGTATGACGTGCTGGACGTGCTGCCGCTGGAGGATGGCACATGGGGCGTTGTTGAGAGCATCGAGACGCGCTTCAGCGGCGCGTTTCGCGGGACGATGACGATACGGAAGGAGCGTGGCGTGAATGAAGCAGCCGCCGATTAAAACAAAAGAACTGTCCGGGAGCACGGTGCAAATAGCGGACGGGCAGAACTGGGAGATCGCGTCCATAACTGCCTACGGCGAGAACGCACAGGGCGGGACTACGGAGGCTCCTGTGGCGCTCACGGGTATATCGTCGGTGACGGTAAACGATGATGTTACCGAGCTGCCGATTCCGCGCCCGCTGCATGAAGTTGGCGACGTGAGGGACGTGTGCCAGACGAGGGTGAAGAGCGTCTATGATAAGCGGGTTGTGTTGGATGGAAGCTCAGATGAAGTATTTATCCAAACAAATATCATTGATGGATGGATTCAAATTGCTACCGAATCTGATGCGGTTATTCCTGAATCTACGAGCATTGTAGGGAGTATTAAATCTAGCTACTTAAAGGCTTACGCTATCGAAGAGGTCTATTCAAAAAAATATTCAGGTATTTCAGTAGATTCAAACAGAAGAATTAGGCTGTCCTTCAAAACATCTGAATATCCAGATGTTACATCGGTGGAGACGGCAAGAACTTACCTTTCGGCACACCCCCTCACCGTCTACTATCAAAGCACCGCCTACGACGGTACGAACGGGCTGGACGTGTGCTTGACGGAGTACCAGACGGGGTTTGTAGAGCTGGATGGAGAAAATGTACGAGCTGTTTATAGTCCAAACGATGGGCGTCCATATGGGGTTTTTAATTCCAGCGATATCATCAAAAAGAGTGAGGGTGTTATTTGTAGCAATGCAAAGACAGAGCATAAGAATCTTAATTGGGGGTATGTTTATGCTTCCAATAACCCAATAAAGGATATCATATTCGGCCTTATCGACAGCGACATCACGTCAACAACTGAGTTGAATGCTTACCTCGCCGCCCAAAAGGCCGCAGGAACGCCTGTACAGATTGCTTACCAGCTCGCTACTCCCGAAACCTACGCCACCGACCCGTTGGACATTGACAACGCCGCCGGGCCGCTCACCGTCATGACGGGCGGGGAGGTTGAGGTGACGCTCACGCACCGCATGTTGACGCCCTACACCGCATGGACGATTCAGTACGATTCTGAGGGGGAATATACGGGAGACTTCTTCAATGTAGAGGACTACGACCGTATCAAGCAAAATATCGAATACCTGCGGGAGTATGCGTATTTTCTGTATGGCGGTTTTACCCTGCGGGGCATGGTGGCTGTAACGGTGGAGAGCTATGGATATGCCTCCACCATCGACGCACTGGACGCAAACCTGGAAGCCATTGCAGCGAATACATTCCGGCCGCCTGACATGATGCCTGTAAAGCAGTGGCGCGGCAACCAGCCGCCGCCTGGGGCCGACGACTGGAACCGCATCGAGAACACATGCCTGCTGCTTTTTGAGCAATTTGAACGGCAATTTGCGTGCCTGCCGAAGCTGGCATTTGAACTGAAAGGAAGTGCATTTTGATGGCGTTGAAAACGGATTACAAGGATTACATCCCGCCGTCCGGGGGCCGCAAGTATAAAATTACGGCCAATTCCGATGGCTCGTCATCCGTTGAGGATATTACCCAATATCAGCAGGTCGGCGATACTTGGGGCGCGGAGGATATCAACCAGGTGAATAAGCTGGTGAACGGTGCGGTGTATCCGAACCTGCTGGACAACAGCGATTTCACGAATCCGGTGAACCAACGTGGTGCAACCAGTTACACTGGTACCGGTATATATACCATTGACCGTTGGAAAATGTGGGGTGCGTATAAAGTTAGTGAACACACGCTCACTTATAGTTCTGGTAACGCGGTGAGCATCGCCGGATTGAATGCTTGCCTGTTAATGCAACGTACAACAACCGTCTCAGTAGGGGATATCGTAACGATATCTGCTAAAATCGACGGTACGGTGTATAGCAAGACAATCACGCTTACAGATAGTGCAGTAGCGTATGACATGGGATTGTTTTATTTCGTTGTGGGAGATGATGCGAGCGCATTTTTTGAAATCGCCATCGAATCCGGCAGTATTATTATCGACTGGTTGAAACTTGAAAAAGGCAGCGTGGCCACGCCGTATGTGCCTAAGGGATACGGGGCGGAGCTGTCGGAATGCTTGAGATACTATTACCAAGTGTCTTCTGTTAGAACATTTGGGCAACAACATACTGGTGCAGGAACATACGTGAATGTAATTCTTCCTCAAGTTATGAGGGTTACTCCTACTGTGAGCGCACCTAGCGAATGGACTATACGATTTAACGGTATGGATAAAAATGCGACTGTTTCGTCCGTAGGCTCTCTGAATGGAAATACATTAAATTTAACCATGAGCACTATTGCCGGTGGAACCTACATTGGCCCTTTGTACGCTTTTTATAATGACAAAATTACATTTTCAGCAGACCTGTAAAGGGGTGAAAATATCATGGAAGATAAATATACCGTATATGTCCGCACAGATGCCGCAGACAGCATTGTGGAGATAAACAGTAGCACGTTTCTGTCCGACACGGAGGGCTGGACGGCTATTGATGAGGGCTACAGCGACAAATACCATCACGCCCAAGGAAACTATTTCCCGCTACCATTGTCCGGGCCGGATGGCTGCGCGAACTACAAGCTGGCAGACGGCGCACCCGTAGAGCGCACAGATGCGGAGAAAGCGGCAGAGATCGCCGCGCGGCCCGCGCCGGAGCCGACGCCGCTTGACCGGGTGCAAGCACAGGTGGCCTATACTGCTATGATGACGGACACTCTATTGGAGGGTTAAGCATGTACGACAACATTAAAAAATGGTACGACATGGGCCTGTGGAGCGCCGCGCAGGTGCGGCAGGCCGTCATCAAAGGAGTTATCACGGAGGCACAGTACAAAGAAATCACCGGGGAGGCATGACACATGGCGATTTTTAAGGGCCGCGTGCGGGTGCGGTACGGGTACAGCCGGTGGGGCTATACCC